ACACCTCCAGGCGCTGAGGTCGACCGTTCTACGCGGCGTTTATAGGTAGGAATCTGCATTACCATTCTACGCGCCTCAATTAGTGTATCGGGATGCCTTGCTCAGGCCGGAAAGAAGACTAGTCGCCGCTTTCATTTGATAGGCGGACTTCTGTGATCGGCCTTCGAACGCATACATTTCTCCCTGCAAACGCATCTGCGTTGCTTTTTCATCCAGGGTGCGTTGACCGAGCTCAGCGTTGTAAAAGGCTGCCGCAATGTCCTCATCAGCAAGCCGGGCGTTTTCCATCATAATGCGAAGCCCGGTTCCCGTGTCAGACCGAACGCCAGCTTTGGCTAAAGACATTGCCGTGCCGCCCTGAACCGCGCGAAACTTTTCCCTAAACCTGATGATATCTTCACCAGTTTGGTGATGCTTAATCAGCTTTTCTTGCTCGACGACTTTTGCGTTTCTCTCGGCAACTTGCTGTTTGTATTTCCCTGCCGCGTCGGCTGCTTTACCCGCCTTCATTGAGCCAACCGCCGACATTGCTGGACCGACCAACATCATTGGGTTCATTTGGTCACCTTTGCGTAGCGATAATAATCCTCGCCATCCGTTGAGTATTTTTTCATCAAACCCTCTTTTTCCCAGCCCAGAAATTCAATGAACTTTTGAGCTTCATTCCAATCGGCCCGGACAACACATTGCAAACGATGAATGTTGTTATCGACCACCATCTTGTCTAATTCTCGTCGGACGATGCGGATGCTTGAAAACTTGTTTTCATGCAATCTCCAGCCGCCTAGAAACCATCCCTCAAACACGCCGTCCCAAACTTTGACCAAGCCAGCCGCACCAATCAGGTGGCCGTTTTCAACTCCACTGAACCCAAGCCCCTTTTTTGTAAAAGACCTGGCCCACTCTTTCCAAGTTTGCGAATTATACTCCGGCGCGTTTTTGTTCAGACCACCTTCAATTAGCTCATCAGCGTGAATAACGCGGAAAGGTATAATCCTCATTCGTCAAAGGTTATTAACCGTGGATAAATCGCAAGGATTGTCATCGGCAGCGGCTGATCCTGCTGCACGACAACAAAACCATCGGTGTCGAATGCGCCGTCAAATTCAACCGACTTGTCACCCGTGAATAGTGGCACCGGCTGGTTCATCTCATCAGCCGACGACCGAAACGGGATCACGTCTGTTTGCGTCGTTGCACTGCCGACCTTTGCGCCGACCGAACGAAAGAACCTGACCGTCACATCATGGATGCGCTTAATCTTGCCCTGGGCGGTGCCATCTTGCGCGCCTTTTTCAATCCTCATTGTTTTCAGGGTAGAGGTATAGCCAAGCCCGACGTGTGCGTAGGTCGTTGGCCTATTCAAAGTAATAGCCCCAGAGCTCACCGTTTTGTCGGGATGGGTTGCTCCATCGGTAAGAATTTTGACTGTCTGTCCTTCGAGGTGCGTCAACCCGGAAAGTGAGATCGCCGCTTGTGTCGCCACGGACCCTGATGTGCTGGTGAGGGCGGCTGTACCGTGAGCTCCGCGCGTTGCCCCGGTCAGTGTGTGTGTGCTTTTGCCGGTGTAGGTAATGAACTCAGGGCCAATTTTGATAATACCGCTCGATGCAAACGAGCCGCCATCTGTTAGCACGATGCTTGTCGCTGAGTTGCTATGATCCTGTGCTGTTGTCGTTGCGACACCCGTATAGCTTAGACCGCTGTCGATAAAGAATGCATCTTTTACGTTAGCCCCGAAATTCATGTAATTCAGATACTCGATGTATCTTTTGGTTGCGCCGTTGATCGTGCGCTTTACGACGACGTAAGTTTGATCCTCGTCCAGATCTCCAGGGACCGTGGCAACATTTTCAACAAGGCCATAGGCGTATGTGCCTGTTGCAAAGGTCGAATGTACGCCAGTGAACGTGCCGCCCATCAAATGCCTATGCCAAGCTACAACCTCTTCCTCGCGTCTATACGTCATGCCGCAAAGCGTGCCATCGTCAAGAACAGCCCAGATGATATTGTCTGGCTCCTGCATGGCCGCGATTTCATTTATTCCGGTCTCGGTGACATGTTCTGCAAGGATCGTAAGATCAGGTGCCTGGTAACTGTCGCTGTCAAAATTATAAGTCAGTTCGCGCAGCTTCCGTTTTGCCCGTTGTACAAACAATGTTGCGTTACCGGACTGGATTGGCTGTATGTCAGCAGAGCCATAAGAGGCTTGTCTTTTGATCTGTATATTTGTTGGCGTAAGTGCTTGGTCAGAAGCACCAGCTCTTACAGCAAATTCGCCGCCGGATGTTCCAACGACCAATGAGCGGCTGCTCGCCAAATAACGAATGATATTAACCTGGTTGCTGCCGATGGTGTAGATCATCGCTTCCGCGTCATCTACTCCATCTTGGAAATTATCAAAATCACCGGATTGTGAAAAAAACAATGTCTGCGGTTGTGTGGCAGTTGCCGCGTAGGCCAGCCGCTCTTCGTAAAAAGAAACGGCAGACGGATACCCGGTCGTCGGCGAGAAGGCACCCAACGACCAATCTTTGTGAGCAATCAGTTGGCCGACTAGGGTAATCGTATTGCTTGCCGACTCTGCTGCTACGTCATCGCTCGGAGACAGCAAGATTGTATCGTCGGTGACACTGACCGCTAGGTAGTTTTTGTTGTTTCCAGAGGTGCCTGCGCCAGTAACTGTTACTTCAGTATTGTTTGTGAAACCCTGCGATCTAAAAGCCTTTGCTGAATCTACCAATCTGTCATTATGTTCGAGCCCGGTAGAGTCTGGATCGCCTTCATGGAAGCTGATTGTATTACTGGCATATGTCGGCAGCAGCTCCGACAAACCATCCTCCCGTTCCAACGTCAACGCGGTGACTGTCGTCGCATTTGTAAAAGCTGTAATTCGCGCATAACCCTCATGCAATCGGATCAAACGCCCGACATCTGTTGCAACGAATAGGTTGGCACTTGCAGTCACAGTGACGCTGCCGGATCTTGCACTTGCAACCAAAGTGGTTTCTGTCAAATTTTGGTCTTGCATCGGCCCCCGGACAAAAACAACATCGGTCAATGTCCAGGCCGTGTGGCTTGTTCGCGTTATTTTTCTGGGTGGGTGGTCTGGGTGGACGACATACATAACGTCGGCAGACTGTGCAAACTTGAGCCCTGTTAATTGTGCTGTCGTGTACGTCGTCGTTACCTCGACAGCTGAACCACCGCTCGCGACAACTCCGCCATCGCGCATGATGCGGAAGTAATTATTGCCAAACTCAAGAACGTAAGTTTGCTCTACGTTAAATTCGAAACTGATCAGCCTCACCGCTGCGGCTGACGATTTGACCTCCGCGACAAAAATGGTTCCTGGTCTACGAGCTGCACCGCCATGCGGATGCACAAGCATGTTCTCCAGGGTCGCACAGCCATTAAAATACTTTGCGAGTTCTGTTCGCCCTTCGAGGCGAGGCGATAGTTCACCCGCCGTAAAGTTTGTAAGAGCAGCAGCAGCCTTTGCCATTTACTAAAACCTCGACGAGATAAAGGTGTTGGCTTCAATCGATCCATAGTCGCCGACCTGATCCATCGAGCCTGGCATCCCCTCGGTGGCATCAACGAAACGGGCCTCTTTCAACTTCATTTCGTACATTTGAAACATTTTGGTCGATAACGCTGCTGAGGCCACAAGAGGGTAGGCCATTTCTGCGGCCATCCTTTGGGCGAGCGCATCTTCCAGCAGTTTGTCATACTCGTTTGGGTCAGTAATTCTGCCGATATAAATCAACCGAAAAGAACTATCGTTGGTCACAATCTTCCGACCTTCGACCTTGAAAACACAATCGAGATACTGTTCTTGCAGAACGCGCAAGCAATCCGAAGGCAGCGTATACGCATACGACCACTCGAAAGCAGGGGCTACCGTATCGGCAGCAAGCTCCACCCGCTTGATAAGACAATTCCAAGGGTGAGCACGAAAAACTGAATCGCGTGTTGGCTCATATCGCTGATTGCACAGCCGAGCCGACTTACTGTCCTCAGTTAGAGAAATGATGTTGCTCGCGCCAATCATGTTGAGCGCCGTGTTGCAAATATCGACTTCTGAAGACATTCATATAATCCTGTAAAAAGGGGGCAGCCTAAGCTGCCCCCAATCTGTTTACGAACTACGAAACGACGTAGTGGATGATGAAGGACAGATCGCCCTCCGTCCCACCAGCCGCAGCCATAGTGGCCGCTATATAGTAATAGCCTCCACCATCGCTACTTGCGCCTGCGAGTTCCCACATTTTCTGCCCACAAGTATTAATGTTGGCAGCTTCGTGACGAACGTCCGTCATTGCTCCTGCATCAGCGACAAGAGTTGCGAAGAGGTCTTCATCCACAACAACTCCGTCACTGGTGTAGACACCAATGTTCATCGTATTTGATCCACCAAGCGTATCTGACCCCAAGAAAATATGAGGAACAGTTGCGTTTGATGGAATCGGAGCGAGCATCAGAATATCGTTGTCATCTGAATCACCCGCCGCAACCACGATAGTTCCCTGAGCTACACGCATAGAGCCATGCAGCAAGGCAACATCATTTGCAGCCATAGGATCGGCTTCAAAATTGGTGACTAATGTTGAATTAGCAGTACCCATTTTTCAATCCTCCCTATGCCGATTCATCGCAGGAAATTTCAACAACTTTGGCTTCTTCCATGCGGACGGAACCAAAAGTTGCAGAATAAAATACCTGCGTTGAATAAGATTTATCGGAACGCTCATCAACTTTAGCGACAACGTCTTTGCCGACGCCAAGCTTGATACCGTCTTCAGCCCACGCAAAACATTTACGAATGTTTGACGCGACAGCAAGGCGGGTACTTGTGATGAACTTGAAACCCATGAACGTATCTATGTCACCTTGGACAAGAGCTTTTACACTGTTGTAGTCAGATGACGTAACTTGAGTGACGCCCAGGAGAGCTTCAATCTGCGCCGGTGCTACAGCGATGTAGCGTTTAATACTGGGATCGACCGAACCGTTATCCAATATTTTCTTTGCAGACAGTAGTTTTGCCAAGGTTAGATCAGCAGAACCGTGTGCGATTTGCTGGCCTGAGCCAATGGCGGTTGATGTGCTACC